CACCAGCAAGGTCATATGCGACCAAGTTTGGCATTGAACGTCTAATCAATGAGATTAGAACGGGGTCGAAACCAGCAGTTGGACCACCAGCAGCAGCATCAGCAGAGAAACCTGCTGAAGCACCTGATGCGGTACTGTTTGTTGGGGCTTCTGAAAGGAAAGAACGCTCTTCTCTTAGTTCTTTCTCTTGGTTTTCGAGCAGGATAGCGGTTACAGATCGACGATGTGGATCTTGAATCTTGTCCAATCCATCGTAATCAAGGATTGGAGCCCACTTCTCCTGCAGGTACTCAGAATTGTACATCTGCATTTGAAATTTACCTCTTACGGATTTTGTTGTTTGAATTTAATGATCTAAAAATCACTTTTTAGCAGCTCTTGAAAGCGTATTCAAATAGGCTTGCATTGTTGGGTTAACTTCTTGCGAAATTACCTCATCAGTAGAAACCTCTTCAGATAAGTTTTCGGAGGTGCTTTTTGGAGCACTGGACTTTACAGGGAAATAAGATTCCTTTAAAGTACCTAGTTTCTCACGATAGTCTGATTCACTTTCAAACTCAACATTTTCAGCAAGAGTAGCTAGCTTCTCTTTTTGAGTGTCTGCAAGACCCTCAGTGACTTCAGCAAATATTCCATCTGCTGTAGACTCAGCTAATCTACGATTTAACGCAACGTTGCGATTAATCTGCTCATTGAGCTTATTCTCCATTTCATCAAGCTTATCTACCATGCTATTAAGCACATCATATTTTTCTTCAGGGATTGATACATAATGTTCTTCAAAAAGACCCTTCATTCCTTCAAGGAATGATTCGGTCATTTCTGTTTTGAGACCTGCCTCTACTTGCAGAGCGTTTTCTTTAATCCACTCATCTGCAACATACTCAAGGTAAGAGTCAACTCTCTCTGTAAGATTTGACTTGATTTCATCAAGTTCTTCTACAAGAGCAGTGGCATATGCCTCATTGAGTTCTTCCTTAATTTCGACAGCCTTAGTTTTGATTGCGGTCTCGAAAATGGTTCTAGCTTTATCCTGAAACTCTTCAGAAAGATCTTCACCTTCTATTAATGCTTTGAGGTCTTCCTCAACATTAATTTCTTCGATGACTTCTTCTTCAGTAGTCTCTTCTTCGGCAACAACTTCAGTTCCTTCTTCTGTTGTTTCCTCTTCAGATACAACTTCTTCTTCAGTTGTTTCTTCTTCGGCAACTACTTCATCAGTAGTTGTTTCTTCTTCAGCAACAACCTCCTCTTCGTGCTCGACTTCTTCTGCAGCTGCTGCTTTCTGGTTTACAACATTCTTAACTTGTGCTAAGGTTGCTCCACCTTCTTTAAGCTTTGCAGAGTCGTCGTCGGGACGATAGTTTTCAGGAGTAGGTCCACCGAGGTCTTCAACTGCAGCACCAGATGGTGCTTGTAGTGGTTCACCCTTCGCTGCACCCTTGGTTACTACGTTTTCTTCGATGTTTTCCATGTCGTGTAAATTGCTACCAACGTACGGTTTACTAGATTCAGAAAGAATCTTTTATTATTTATAATACATTTAAGTTTTATTAAACTTAGAGGTTATTTAGAAAATCGTTAAATAGACCCAACTTGTGCTCCTCTAAAGCACGTTGACCAACTAATGTATTAATTGATTTCTTTGTTTTTTCTGCGAGTTGCTCACGGAGTAGTCCTCCTTCCCAAACCCACTCTTTTCCTTCCATAATTCCATTTACAAATGCATCAGGTGCGGAAGGATCGGCAACGATATCAGCAGCAGTTGCTAACTGAAAATCTTCACCTACAATTTTACACCCATTTGAATCTTCCTTAAGTGACCCAACACCTCTGGAAGAAACTCCAAGCATAACACCTTCACCAAGTAAAGATTTTGCAATCTTACCCATAGGTGTTTCAAGAAGTTTTGCTTTTCCTTTAAAATTATTACCTTCTTGTGTAAGAGAAGTAATTTTATGAGAAACTCTATCAAGATTTACTGTAGGACCTTCGGGATGACCCAACTCTCCTAAAGCACGACCTTTACCAATAAAATTGTCACAATATCTACCAACTTCACGAGAAAGAGTATCTACAGGATACATCCTACCATTACGGTTTTTAATGCCTCCTTGTAAAAATACACCTTCGATATGGAGAGTTTTATTTGCTCCCTTACCTTCAGTTATAATTTTTACTTGTGAAATCTCTTCTGTAATAAGTTTCATTATTCTTATTCCTATTCAGTAGGTTCTTCTATAGATTGTTCATCTGGTTGATCCAATTCTTCATCACCAAAAACTGATGATGCTACTAAAGGTCTAGCTAAATCTAAACGCTCTGCAGATTTTTGGTACAATAAATCTTTAATTTTATCAGATACCTCAGATGCAGAAGCATCAGTGGCAATCAAATCAATAATATCTTCCATTAAATTAAAATATAGGTTTATATTTCCTATTTATAACTCAACCTTCTTAGTATCTTTTTGATATTGTGCATCTACTTTCTGTGCTTCTGCTTCTAAACCAGGATCCATAGGAATTTCACCCATACTTTCCATAGACATATCCCCACCTTCTTCTGGTAATGGTTCACCAGTTATTGGATCAAGACTGGATGGATCTGGAATAATTCCTTTCTGTATTTCATCTTCAATCTGAGTATCAATCTCTTCAATCTCAGAATCAGTTTGACGTAATACTCTCTTACGAACGTATTCAGTGGAATAGAATTTGCCAATATAAGGTTCAATTGTTGCAAGCATATTTAATCTGCCTTCCATAAGCTCAGATTCTTTTAATTCTGCAAATTGATTATCATAGATGAAATCATATTGAATATGATCTTCCATCGTTTTCCAATCTTCTGGAGTAACAATATTCTTCAGAATCAATTGAGTTCTGAGTATATCATTAAACATTTGAGCAAAACGCTTTCTTAAACGCCCCACAAACTTAGCAAACTTAAGTTCATCTCTCAAGATTTCTGATGAACGTCCTAAATTAAATCCACCATCAGCAGCAATTCTTGATTCAGGAACACCTAATGCTCTATAAAGTTTCTTTTGGAAATATTCAATATCAGAAAGTTCACCCAAATTTTGACCACCAGGTAAAGTTGTAATTTCAGTTCCACGACCACCTTCTCTACGAGGCAACCAGAAATCCTCCATCATACTCATAAATTTACGGTCATCACGAACTTCACCAGTTGAAGCATCGTAAACTAACTTATTTCTATAGCGAGACATTACCTCTTTTAGGTATTGTTCTGCTTTTACTTTTGGTAAATTACCTACATCAATATAAAATATTCTTCTTTCTGGTGCTCTTGATAATCTGTAGATAACAAGAGAATCCTCAATCATTCTAAGTTGATTAAGTGCTTTAATTGCTTTTTGTAGATAAGAAAGAACTCTATTCTTATTTCTATCAACTAATCCTGAAGTGCAATATGTAACAGAATCTTTAGCAATTTTTATAGAATCTTTAGCATTTTTATTACCCATCCCAATAGGATAATTTGGTTTTGGTGTATAGATGAAATATTCTTCAAATTCTGGATTAGGAACTGCTTCCTTATTATTTCTTATCTGTATTGATGGATCATTATAAGCACCTTTCTTCTGCTTCTCTTTACGAATATACTTCATCTTAAGAGGATCAATATACCTAAGATCTTGTAATCCGTCTTGTGGATTCTTAGTATCTATTACTTTTAAATAAAATAATCTTCCATCCACATACCAATTTCTAAAAATTTCATGGCACTTTTTATCAAAGTCCATCAATTCTTTAATATATTTAAATTCTTCTCTAATTTTTTTCTTTAAACCAGTACTAGCATTTAAATTAGATAATTCTACTTCTACTGGAGAATCATAAAGGTCACTAACAATTGCTTCATTAACAACATCTTCAATAGCACCATCACACTCTGGATGAAGTGCCATCTCTCTATATCTTTTTATTAGATCATATTCGGAACGATATGCACCTTCAATATCTACATACTGACCATAAAATCCGCTTGATATAAAATTATCAACACCGTCCTCATTATTTTTGGGGACGGGTGATATTATCGAAGCGGATTTCTTTTCTGAATCCTCAATAGAAAAACCAAACAGTTTTGCCATAGTATAATACTCTTTATCCTACTATTATAGCACTATTTAGTTAATATCTTCACCACCAGCATTTGGACCAGTTCCTTTAATAGCTTCCCACCATTGAACTTGTAGTTCGACTGTGAATTCCTGAATGCCAGATTGCTCATAACTTAATTCAATTTGACCAACTTGAGTTGGGAATACATCATAAAAACGATATGTTCTTAGAGTAGATCCATCACGATCTAACTGATAAACATATGCATCTGCTTGATAATCTGCAGGATTAGTTAATCCAGTATTATCAGAAACTCTATTGATGGTATTCATCCATCTTTCAAATGCAGACCTGATTGAAAAGTCTGTATCATTAATGATGGTTGGTGACCATGTATCAAATGTTCTGTCACCTGCTATTTTTAATACCCTACCTCTAAAGGCAACATCAACTAAACCAACATTAGATGCTGGTAAAGTTGCTGCTTTAACCATGAATCTTGCTTTATCAAGAACATCAGAGTCTGGTTTAGATGTATCTGGGAATGTAAGAACAACTTCAAAGAGATTTGGACGAGCACCACCACCTGTCAACTTACTCTTAAAGTTTGAAATCGTCCTTAGTGGTGGTGGATTGACTTGGTTTCTAGCCATGATTGATTTTTTAAACCTCTAAATTAAACGGAACCAATTACTTCTTCAAATGCAACACCAGTTCTTGTAGCAACAAAGGTTAGACCGATGAAGTTGATAGAACGTGCTGGTTTGATGAATATGTCAGCAACAAATTCATTTGAATCAATGACTGCTGCTGTGTTGTTTGTTTCGTCACAAACAACAACGAAATCGAAGATACCTCTCTTCGCTTGAACATCTCTTAAGAATGGTTCAACTATATTTACAAAGTTTGTCCTTGTAAGTTCATCATTAAACTCGAAGAGTTGATCTTTAGCAGCCGCTTTAATTGCATTTTCAAGATAGATAAACAATCTACGAACGTTAATACGATCAAATGCAGATGCCTTTGCAAATGCTGTTTTATCTCCAAATAAAACAATACCAGCACCAGGTGAAACAATAACAGGATTAATTCTATTTGAATAAAGAATGTCTCTCTGTTTCTTGCCTGGATTATAAGCCAACTTAACTGCGTTAAGAATAGCACCTCTTGCTGTTCCTGCTGGTGAGAACCAAGGGAACTGCTCAAGACTTGTTCTGGCACAAGTTCCAGCAATGTCTCCATTTAATGGAACATATCTGAATGTATTATTAAAGCGATCATACATGTACTTGTAACCGCTATCAAATACAGCGTAAGTTGATGATGCTCTTCCAGAATAGAATGACTTGATATTATTAGTAATAGTATCGATGTCATTAACAGTAACTGCACCTACAGAACTATCGTTCAAGAACGCTTGTCTATATGGAGAACAGAATGCAACTGTATCTTTTCTTGCTTCTGCAACAGCAATACACTTATCTGCAACAAACTGTGCTTGTTCTTTTGGATAATTTGCAGATCCCATTAGAACAAAGTCAATGTCAGTTTCTTCAGTATTTTCAAATAAAGTTAATCCACCAACTATATCATCTACTCCACAATCTAAAGCACCTGTAGTTGTGTAATTACTCTTACCACCGTAGGATTTACCTCCAGTTAGAGTTGCAACCCAATTACCAATCTGAGCATAATTTACATCGGTAGCAATATTATCCCAAGGATCAGCATCAGGCATCCATCCACCAGACAAATCAGAATATCCAGCTGCTATACCTCCTGACGGTTGACTACCACCAAAAATGTAAGATGAATTAGTTGCAAGATATTTTCTCCAATAAGAAGGACTACCAGCAGAAAATTCACCATCTTTTGATTTTGAAAGACTTAAATGCTTCTCAAGGATTGTACCAGCGTTACCAGTAATATCTCCAGTATCATCAATAACAATGACATGCATTTCATCGAATCTTGCACCTCTGCTTGCAGCAAAAGTAGAAGTTCCAGGTCTATTTGTTATTTGATCCCATTGAAGTTTTACTGTCTGACCATCAGCATTTTTAGAACTTAATTCAATGTCTTGCGAATCAAACCAATCAATTACACTTGTAGGTGTTTTTACTCCAAGAGCAATTGCGTTACTTGCATAAGCATCAGCAGGTGCTCCACCATGAATAGAAACTCCTATAGGAGAACCAAATTTATCAACATTCTTAAATTCAAATACACCACCTTCAGTATAATCTACTTCGGTTTCTGTTCCTGCAGCATCAACATGAGAAACCACTTTAACATTAATTGTTTCTTTGTCAGTATCAACAGCAGTTATTATTCCTTTTAAGTATCCGTCTAAGAGGGAAGTTCCACCTGCACCTGCTTGTACTCTATCAAGAACTGATTGAGTAACACCAGCACCAACATTAATAGTTGTAGTACTTAAACCAGAAACGGTAATTCCACCTAATGTTTGATCCGAATGACCATCAATAACAGCAACTTTAATACCATTTGCCCAGATACCTGGGTTTTTTGCTGCTACACTAGCACCTGAAATAGTATTCTCATCATAACCTAATTGGTTATAATGTTCTGTACCTTTAATTTTAAGTGATGGACTGCCATCATCAGTGGCGTTTGCCAATCCTGTATCATCAGCACGAACAACACTTAATGTCCCACCATACGCTAAGTATGATGAAGCAACCATCCAATGTTCATAATGCTTATCTATTGAATAAGGTTGTCCAAAAGTTTGTAGCAGATCATTTTCACTCTCTATTAGTTGAGGATCTCCAACAGGTCCCTTTGAAAATGGGGCGACAAGTGCTCCTGTAGATCCACTCGTAGGATCCACTCGTCCAATTGTTAAATCGACCTCTCTTATTACAATGCCAGGAGATGCTAAGTTTAATGGCATCTTTTTACTCTCCGAGTCTCAGAATTATACTAAAAATATTTATCAATATGTCTATTTACATGTAGTCCCACATGTATGAACGATCTCCATATTCATCTAAGTTCCATCTATCACCATCTTTATCAACAAAACTACCCTCATCAAATCCATCTGATATAAAACCGAATGGAGCCATATCCTGCTCTATCTGATTTTTTTGTTCTTCATATATTCTCTTACGGATATCATTATCAGACATCTCTTTAAAATATTCTTGTGCAACTAACCAAGCAAATATAACAAGGCACATAGCAAGGTCATCATTACATCCTTCCTCTGCTTCAAATGAATTATGCTTTTGTGCAAATGTAGTTAGTTCTGAAATGATATCATAATCCCAAGTAAGGAGTTTATCATCCTCCATCATAGTCTTAAGATTAGAGCAACCTAACTTTTTAACTGCAGAGGTCATTCTTACACCAAGTTGAGTTTTCTTACCAGAAAAACCTTGCCCAACTATTTGACCTGCCCTACCTCTCATAGATGCCATCAAGACATTCTCATATTCAAGATCATATTGAAGAATGCTCGCAACCTGATCTCCTATATCATTTACTTCTATTAATAGATAAGCATTATTATATCCTTTTGCCACATCCAATATAATATTTGGGAACAGCATAGGTTTAATCTCATTATTCCTATACTTAGCAACTACTCTATATGGAAACTCTGTCGTATCAAAAACTATAAATGCAGAATAATCGTTACCTAATCCTCTGGCAACGTCTACTGTCATTATATAATTATGCTCTTTAACTGGTACTTCGTAAATATCAAGTCCAGCATTTCTAGTCTTTGGTGGTTCAAATACTAAATTTTTAAGTTTTGCTGCATTAATAAGAGTATTAACAGATCCTAAGAACTCACACTCAAACTCAATCTTAAACTGTTGTTCTGATGTGTTGGCAATAGTCTGCTCTCTCCAAGCTTCATCTCTAC